TTCTCCAGATACATTTGCGCCTGCAACTGAATTTGCTACTTGTGCGAATGTAACCTCTCCGGATACATTTGCTCCTGCTACAGCATTTGCTGTTCCGGCAAACGATACTTCTCCTGTTACATTTGATCCTGCTACTGAGTTAGCACTATCTGATGATACTGCATGTGTAGCATTTGCTACAACTCCTGATACGTTACTTCCTGCAACACTATTGGCTGTGCCTGCAAAACTAACTTCGCCTGTTACATTAGAACCGGCTACTGAATTTGCTACTTGTGCAAAAGGAACTTCTCCGGATACATTTGCTCCTGCTACAGTGTTAGCAGTTGCGGCAAATGCAACTTCACCTGATATATTTGCTCCAGCAACACTATTTGCTGTTGCCGCAAATGCAACTTCACCAGAGACATTTGCTCCGGCTACTGCGTTAGCAGTTGTTGCAAAACTTACTGAGCCAGAGACATTAGATCCTGCTACTGAATTTGCTACTGCTGAGAATGCTACTTCTCCGCTTACGTTTGCGCCTGCTACTGCGTTTGCTGTTGCAGAGTTAGTAACTTCTCCCGTTACATTAGCGCCTACTATGTTTGATAATCCGCCGCCATCACCAGAAAATAAACCTGTGTTTGCTGTGAATGCTGGTGACGTTACTGTTGATTGAACGTCTAGTGTTGTTAAAGTACCTACTGATGTAATGTTTGGTTGTGCGTTAGTATATACTGTACCTGCAACAAGTGCATTTGCTACTTGTCCTGTTACATTTGAACCTGCTAATGCTGATAAACCGGCTCCATTACCACTGACATTAGATGCCGCTATAGCACCTGTTAATGTTATGTTATTAGCATCTATGTTGCCGTTTCCAGATGATGTGTTTGCTAATACATATCCAAAATCACCTGATAAATTACCTATGACTGTGTTACCCTGAATATTACCTGACACTACAACGTCAGTAATATTTGCTATTGTATTGGGTAAGTCAATATATAATGTTTGAGTAGAATCTGTAATAGTTGCAGATCCAGGTCCTGTTCCTGGAGAACGACCTACTGATAATGTTGTTGAAGAAAACTGTACACAAGCAATGTTTGCACCTAATACAACGTTCCCAACTGGGGAACCGTTTACTAAGTATACTCCGGGTCCTGCAGTTTTGTTTACTGATACAACTGCTTGATCACCTAACCCTGCAAATACTTCTGTAAAATTTAACTGAACTTTTTCAAACGCCGATCGTATTGCATCTGCATCTGGATCGTCAGGGAATGCTCCGAAGTCAATATTTCTTTGTGCCATAGTAATTCTATCCTAATATTAGTATTTATCAATCTTAGTTCTTATTACTTAGATAAAAAAATACCCGACTGAGCCGGGTATTTAAGTGGGTACAACGAGTTTTCTTGTTATTTTAGACTATCTAATTTGTTTAGAATAGTTGCAAATCCATCAGATGACATAACAGAACCTTCTTTAACTAAGTCAGCACCGTTGTAGCCCATTCTGTCTTCTTGACCAGCAATGACCGGGATAGTTGTTTGTCCTGTTGACTTCTGTTTGTTAATTCCACCAGAGATTACTTTAGTCATAAAGTCGATATCTTGTTCAAATGAAGTATCGGTGCCGTTTTTACCTGCATCGTTAGCCCATTCATCAAGTTTTTCTTCTTTCATGTCTCCACATGCTTCATCAACGTCTTTCTCAGAATCGTCTTTCTTACCTTTCTTTTTATCTTGGTATGCTTTAAGACCTGCTGGTATTTTACCTTCTTCTAAATCGTCTTCTTCAGATTCTGCTACTTTGAATTCTCTCTGATCATCAGTTTCCATCTCAGTGATTTCTTCGTTTTCACCGTCGTTTACAGAGTCCTTAGGGGCATCCTCTGCACCTTCTTTAGTTAAAAGTCTCTCATCATCATGTTGTGATAATGGCTGAGTAGGTTCTTCTGAAGATTCTACACCGACTTCTGCTAGTAAGTCTAAAGTTCTAAGATTTTCTTCTAAAGAAGGCTTTCTGTCTTCTTTATCTCTCTTACCAAACTTACCATCTGTGTCATCTCTACGGTCTTTTTCACTCTGTTTCTTACCAGATTCTTTGCCATGCTTCTCGCCATCAGACTCGTCTTCTCTATCATCGTAGCCTTGTTTTTTAAATTCATCTAACTGAGCAAGTTCATCTAACTGTGCAAGAGTTTCTTCTAATGACTTAGGATCGTTATGGTCTTCTTTATCTCTTTTGCCAATCTTACCACGTGAATCATCTCTGCGATCATCATAAGATTGTTTCTTACCAGATTCTTTGCCGTCTTTCATGCCAAGTTGTTCGTCTTCTCTGTCATCATAGCCTTGACCTTCGTCCATGTCATCTCTTTGACTAATTCCTTTATGGAAGAAAGATTTAAGTTCTGCTTGGTCTGGCTCCTCATCAAAGTATGTAAAGTCTTTTAGAACCTTTGTTTTTCCTTCTGGTGAAGTAATAACTAAGTCAGCACCTTTCATATCATAAGTGTAGTCTTCTTTACTTTCATGCATATGGTGATCTTTGTAATCATCATATTCTAAATCTTTAGTGACATCTTCGCCATCTCTGCCTGAATGCTTACGACCGTCATAATGTGCATCATGTGCAACTTTTTTACCTGCACGTTCTGCATGATCGTCCATCTCTGCATCTGATTCTTCTTCTAAATGTCCACCGTGTCTGTGATCAAAGTCACCACGTGATTGATCTCTACGACCTGCAAATGAATCATCTTTATGAGACTCTTTTCCGTCTTTCATGCCGAGTTGTTCGTCTTCTCTGTCGTTATAGCCTTGATCTTCGTATGCTTTGTCGCCACAGCCTTCTTCCATGCTATGTCCGCCACCGCATTCGTCACATGACTCGTCATTTACTTGTACGTCAACGTCTGTTACGCCGGGTGCTTCTACTTCATCTTCATAGTCATCATTACCCATATCAACAATACCCATTAACTTGAGCATGTCATCGTGTGAACCGTTAGGCTCAACTTCTACTTCAGGACTACCATAGAATGATACGTCTCCTACTTCGGGTTGTTCTACATCTACAACCTCTGCATCGCCGTATTGCCCTAAGCCTACGTCTTTAACAAACTTGATTAACTTGTCTGCTTCTGCATCTGTTGCGTTAACACTAACTCTGTCTGGTTGATTTTCTTCACCTTGAGTGATAGACATTGTATAGCCTTCATCAAGTTTTGTTTTTGTTGATTTTTTACCTTCAACTAAATGAGAGTTTAATTCTTTTTCTAAAGACTCAAATGTCCATGCATCTTCTTCTAATTCTGCGGCTTCTGATGTCTTTGTATATTCTTTTCCGCCTACTGTAAACTTGTCACCTTTGTCTTTTCCTACCATTGCGCCTGAGAATGCGTTACCTTCGTCCATGTCATCTTCATCGATGCCTTTACGTGCTACGGTTTGTGCGTTCCAGTCATACATGTCATATGCACCGTCGTCTTCTGCTTCGCCCATTGCACCATAAGATGCCATAGTATCTACGACTTCATCTTCGCCTTCTTCAAATACGCCATCGCCAGTTAATTTATCACCTGCGATTCCACCTAATGCCGCACCTGCTGCCTTACCTATAGTTGCTCCAGGGACACCACCGATTGAACCACCGATTGCTGTGCCTGCCATGCCACCTAGTTTAGATCCTGCAATAGCACCGCCGACTCCACCGAGTACGCCTTCTTCCATACCTGCGATTGGTTGTTGTCTAATTCCCATACCTGAAGTATCTGAAGTATCAAAACCATCTGTAGCATCAAGACCAGCCTTAGCATCTTCATAAGTGTTCTTCATGCCACATGCTTCATCAAGACCTGTCTTGTAGCCTTCGTGGTATGCTCTAGCACCTTCAGAACCTGCATCATGTGGACATGCATAAGATCCTTTACATAAACCATGAGATTTACCCATGTGCTTTGCGGCCTTCAGAATATGCTCTGCGCCTTCTTTTAAGTTTGTTTTAGTATTTTTAATCATAATAGTAAGTTCTTCTTTATTGCACTTAGGGTGCAGTTGTTGTATTTGTGATGTAGACAAACCTTCTGAACACATAGATTTCACTTTTGAAATACTAGGTAGTTTACTAGATTTGCTTACTTTACCTTTTGCCTTTTCTTTGACAAGTTGAGGTGTGTCAGCATCGTTGGCTGCCAAAGCGGCGTTTGCCGCGGCGTTGCCTCTTTCATCGTTAGATGAATTATGTGAACCGTCATCTGCTGGATATTGAGCGCCTTCTTTCATTTTTGATGAACGTTGCGTATCATATGAAAGTGGAGATTGTCCACCATATGAACCTGATCCGTCACTTTCTCTCATGTTACCACCTGATATAGGTGATGTTAAATCTAAAGATGATTCTGGTGGAGTATCAGTTTCATCAAACTTACCTAATGTTTTGGCTAAGTTTGCTTGTTTTTCTGTTTTTGCTGGGAAGTCGTCTTTGTTTGCTAATACTTTTTTTGCAAATGCTTTAGTAGTCATTCCATGACTTTTTGCTTTCTTAGTGAAAGCACCTTTGTTTTTAGTTGCGCCAGCAATCCAATCTTTTGCTTCTCTGATTGTTTCTTCGTCATCATCCATTACTTTGTCTAAGACTTTTTTACCGCCATATAGCAATGCTACTGCGGCTAATAAAGGAAGACCATAAGTCGATGCTGTTTTCTTAACTGTGTCGAATGCGGCGTCACCGATTGCATCTCTAATCATTCCGCCGGCGCTGTCTCCCATCGATACTAGTCTATCAACTTGATCACTTGCAAATTCTTTACCTTTATCTATTTCCTGGTTGAATTTTTTAAACTTATCTTCAATTCCATCCAACTTTTCTTTAGTCCACATCGCTCCGTCATAGCCTTGTTTCGCGGCCATACCGCCTACTGCATATTTTGCAGACTTTCCTGGATTTTTAACAATTGCCTTAGCGGCTGCTCCTGTGCCTTGTGCCCCTTTTTTTGCTCCCCAAGAAATCATTTGAGCACCACGTTTTGCTAACCAAGGTATAGCAACTCTAGCACCAGCAATAATTGCTGGAGCAAATTCGTCAAGTTGCTCATCTTCTTGCATTTCTTGACCGATAGTTAATTCACCTTTATCCATTGCTTGTTGCATTTGATTAGCAACTTGTGGATTAGATACAGAACCGATTGGTTCACCATCTTTATGAATTTCTTGTGCACCAGGCTTTGCTGGTTCTAATGATAGTTCTTCAAAGACATTTTTCAATGAAGGAAGATTTAATTCGTTTGTTATTGGCTCAACAACTTCTGCTGATTCAGTTAACATGTTACTAGGTCTTTTAGTTTTTTTCTCAACGACAGGTTTCTTTTCTTCACCCTTTAAAGAGTCTAGTTGAGTTAAAATATCTTTAAAATCCATAATGTTATCCTTAGTACCCTGCTGATGTTTCAGGTTTGGGTCCTCTTTTAACGTCAGTCATTGGACTCTTTTGACCTTTAATTGAATCGTCTGTCCAAGGCTTCCAAGGATCAAATGAATCTTTAGTGTTCTTTTGATCAGCAGGTAAACCTACTTTACCTACGTTTTTATGTTCTGCGTGTTTGTGAATGCTGTCTAAATACTTATCACCGTATTCTTCACTGGCTTCTTTTCCATTGTCATTCATTTCTTCATTTTGTAAGAGAGGTGTATCTTTCATTTCATTTTCATAACCGACCATTTCTTTATCAATGCTATCATCAAACATTGTATTGACCATTCTTACATAATTGATATTGTGACCTAACAGTTGTGCTAACTGTTGAATCATTGGCTCTGTTACGGGATATGCAAACTGACACTTAAATATGTGTACTGGTTCATTTGAAAGATTGGGGAAACCATATGGTGATTTCATAATCGGTGTTGATGTTGGGCCTTTAATTTCTTTAGGCTCAAACTTGTTCAAGTTATGTTTAAATAACTCTAAGAAATTTTTGCTACAGTCACCAGCAACTTTGATTGTACAATCATAAGTATGAACCGATTCTGCAATGTAATGTTTTAAACTTTTCATATTGTATAGTTCCCGTATAATATATTTATCATTCCTCTGTGTTTTTTGCAGATAAAACTCGTAGTAATTCATTACGATCTAAGTTTTGAGCACCATCACCTAAGGGTATATTTTCTATTTTTTCTTCTATTTTTGCTTGACGTTGATCTAATGTTGCTTTCTTTAATTGTAAATCAATCATTTTTAATTTTTTGTTTAGTTTAGCAGTCTTAGCAGTAATAGCATGATTCAACATATTACTAGCAACACTAAAAATGTCACCGCTGAAACGTGAATCAACTTGCATTCCTAAATCCATTAAATCTTGGAAACTTGTTTCTGCTTTCTTACTAAGTTCATCCATTTCTCTATCAGATGCTTCTAGTCCTCTAACTGTAGGTAAAGCAGTTTCGATCTTTTCTAAATTGTTTAATGCTTCTTTAGTAACTTCTTCTGCTACTCCAGGAATAGGTTCATTCAGTTCATTTTCGTCACTGGATGCCAAGTCAAATAATTCTTCAAGTTTTTTTGTCATACATCTATTTAGTTACTTTCCACGCCCATTGTAGAAAAGGTCATCTTCTGTAACTACCCTAAATTTAATACCTTGTGCTTTACAGAATGCTTGTGCTGATTTCCATTTAGCATGATTGATAGCAATTGTTGCTCGTTGCTTTGCATTCTTAACTTTTTCTGTTATAATACTTTCTGCTTTAGGTTTTATTTCTATTAACTCTGCGTTTGTTCTTCCGTACTTGTCTTGGTAAACAATAAAAAAGTCAGGTATATAATTAGTACGTCTACCTTTAAAAGGATGCAAATAAGGAATAACGATAGATTCACTAGCCCACTTAACCACTTTGTCATTGGTGTCACAAAAGATCATAAACGTAAGTTCCCAGCCTGATCGATACTTAGGCTTGCCTTTACCTACATATTTGTGTGGATTTTTTATAGTGTAAATACCCTGTGCGTATTTTCTTCTACGAGGCATTTGTTCCCCTTATGGTAATACGTTGCGTTGTACTGCTTGATTAGGAGTGGGTACCCTTGATACTCCATACAATGCTGTTTTTGACTTTAATAAATTGAGATAAAAAGCCATTTCTGTGTTTACTTGAAGTTTTGTTAGTACATTAGTCTTAAAGTAATCCATAAAGATTTGAATGTTTGTTCCTGTTTCTTGTGCTATTCTAAACAGTGTAGTTGCATACTGTGATGCTGTCTGCTTAGTTCTTTCAGATTCAGGATTGCCTTTTAAGACTCCTACAAAATATGAATATACTGAATCCCAATCAGCGGCATTAACTTGTAATGGCACACTATAAAACGTATCAAAAATTTCTAATGTGTTTTCACGGTATGTTATGTTTATTGGCATTATGCTCCTCCCGTCCCGTCAGCCTGTTCTCCAGCCGGTGGAGGTTCATCTTGTGTGTTATTGTTATTAGCACCTGTAACTACTCCTTGGTTAGCAATGTTTACTATTGTTGGAGTTGCGCCATTAACTGGAGTGTCAGTATCTCCTCCATTAATAAGATTATTTAAAAAGTTCGTTGCGTAATCTGTCAATCCGGAAGTGACTTGATTAACCGCAGTTTCAACTAATCCTGATCCACGATTTTGATATGTTTCATAAGCAAAACGAGCATAATCTCGGGCTGTTCCATCATCTCCTAAAAATGCAGGAGGGAAATCTCCTATCAGATTATTACCGCCTTGTTCAAGTGGACTTTCAGTTATATCATAACTGTCAGGTCCTCCGAATCCTGCTACTTCCTCTCCATCAAATTCACGTCGGGGTAGTCCTGTACCGTCTTCTAACTCTTCTCCTATCTTGCCTGAGTTATAAACTACAGTTTCATAGTTGATAGTCATTCTATTTTGCATTGTTCCGCCACCGTCTGCATAATCATAAGTGTCATGGTCAAACGTTGTGATGATTGGATTAATTAAAGTATATGCAATGTAATTTCCCGCCCACATACCATATACAGTGATGTTATTAAAGAAAGGAACTTTCTCTCCGCCGTCTGCTCTATTTCCACTTGGACCCCGGGCATCTCCCCTATAACCATATTCGGTATCACCTGATATAGATGGATCATATATATTACGTCTATTGTAATCTTTTATAGCCGGTGCAGTCGTCCAAGGGTCAACGACAGGATTCCATGCATCTGCATAGTTATATCTATAGTATGCGTCCCACATTGCAGTAATTTGCGATGCATTATCATCATGGAATACAACTTCAATAGGTTGATATTTAATCTTTGATTGAATCAAACGTTTTCTATTATATTGATTCATCTCTTGCACGTCCATATTAAACGTGGGCAATTTAATTTGTTTTACTAAGAGTCCGTAGTTTTGTCCTGTTGGAGGTTGATATGCTGTAGCATTAATTTCAAACCAAGTATGGAAAGTAAATTTGACTTTACCTGCATTGGCCATGCCACCTGGCAAAAAGTTTTTCTGAGCATGAGTATAGTCTCGCAGGTATGTTCTGCCAACTAAAGTGCCTGTAAGATTAGTCAGAAAATTATCTTTCCAATTCTGTGCGTTTGGTAACAAACTCATATATTAATCTCCTATAAGAGTATTTATCTAAACTATATACCCATAAAAAAACCGGTCGAAACCGGCTTTTTTAATTAAAATAATTCTATTACTTACGTAGCAGTACCAATCTGACTTGGGAATGTCTGTAGACCAGACTGTCCTACACCAGCACCCGGTACGCCGTTTAGATCGCCGCCAGCATTTGTCTGGACTGCGTTATCGTAACGTAGAGTCATAGCAATAGTCACTGCATCAGATGTACCATAGTTAAGTTGCTGATAGTTTGCTTGTTGTAAGAAACAACCTGCTAATGACCAGTTTTCTAATACTGTTGGTGTATTGATACCGTTACCACCGTCTAAGATTTGAATTTCAGTTTCAAACTTGTAGTCTCCACCTGCGGCCGCTGAGGACTGCTCGTAGAAATCTAATTGACGTTGTAACTGAGCACCAACTGCTTTTGATACATTACCAGAAGCATCGTCTCTGACGTTGATAGCAAGTGTTTGCCATGTGTGTTTACCAGCAAGATAGACACGTGAGTTGTACACGTTCATAGTGATTTCGTCAAACTGAACTTGTGGTCTCGCACAGTCTACTACTTGTCTAGTAAGAATAAGTGAAGAATCATCGTCAAAACCAAAATTAATAAAGTTCACACGGAATCGATATTGAAGTTTTGGCATCAACAAGTTTTGGTTAGCGCCTCCCTCAGGTTGTACCGAAAGTTTTGCTAATGTATCTGAGGCTGTTGCCATTGTTAATCTCCTGTTTTAATATATCTTAATATATATTTATCTTTTTAATTCAAAGAGGCCGAAGCCTCTTTGTATATCTTTTTTACGATCCTGATAACTCACCAGTGTTGAATATTCTGACCGGAACATAGATAAACTCAGCGGCTTTCACGGGCTCTACTGCTATGTCAATCCAAAGTTCATTTCTATCAATTCTTGCTGGAGTGTTGTTAGAATCATCACAAACTACTGAGTAGTCATATAATCCTCGTTTTGAAACTAGATCCTGGAACAATGATTCGACTACTGCTTTAATAGACTTTCTTGTTTGAGGGTCATTAGGTTCAAAGACAAATGGTCTCGCGGCTAATATTAATTGTCTACGAATGTAAGCAACTAATCTTGCTACGTTTACTCTGTCTAATGCAGATGATGAATCAAATGAAGTTTTGTTACCATAGTTCAATAATCCATTACCTGTAAAGAATACCATTGGGTTAATAAAGTTAGTGTATAACACATCTCTAATACCAATACGTGTTCTAATTGAGTTAAACTCGCCTTCGTCATCGATGTATCCGATGCTTGTAGCATTATCGATTATACCACGTCTAGTACCTGCAGGTGCTAACCAAGGATAAGCAATATTGTCATTACGCAACATAGTTCTTGTCATCATATGTGATGATGGGACAGCAACTAAGTTACCTGATAGATCACTAGTGATACCTGATGGATAGAATAGACCCATATAAGTATTTCTACTTACAAGTCCATCTTCACCTGTTGTTATTGCGCCTGCGGCGTTAGTTGCCCAAGCCTGAATTTCAGTTGCATCATCTTTCAATCTCATTGGTGTATCACCAACGATGTAAGAAGTTTCACCTCTATCAGAGTTCAATGCTATCATGTTAGGCTGTAGTTCAGGATAACCTGGAGTTGCTTGTAAGTTGAAGTAGTTATCTTCGTCTCTAATTGCAACGTTAGAGTCAACCGCTGAACGTAATGCTTGTGTTACCATTGATCTTTGTGCTTTACGACCTGCGTTCATTGCACCGTTAGACGCATCACCTGAAGCAGTTACCCATGCATCTTTCTGTACTGGTAAAGTATCAGACGGGAATCTGTCACTGTTAAAGTAATTTACACGATACTGTTTAACGTTATATGAAGAACGTCTTGTGTTCCAAAGCAACATACCTTGTGGGTAGTTTCCTGATAAAGGAGCATCGACATCTAAGTAATCACTTCCTAACATTGATTTGATAGTCGGTATCGGATCATTTGCAGGGTTAGTTGTTCCGTTAGTTGCCCAACGTGCATCTTTAAATAAGATACCTTGTGGTGTAGTTTGATCTGAGTTGTCAATTAAGACCCACTTATCAGTAGCACTACCGCCACCTGTTGCTGGAACTGACTGCCATCTATAGAATAATGGATATTTCTCTAAGTCAGAAGTATCTAACCAAAGATCACCGTATACTAATGATGTACCGTCACTTTGAAGTGTAGGCTCACTAGCAGACACTAAAGGTCCTGCTGGATCAGTTGCATTTACAACTGATGGGCTAGGTAATCCGTTTGAATCATAACCTTGTTGACTATAACCTTTCCAACCACCGTCATAATTAATCATAATGTCTACTTGATCAGTTGACGAGTAGTACCAGTTAGTCATGTTACTAGGTATTGCAGTTGGCGCGCCTTCATTTGCTGTTAATGAATCGGCTCCTGTAGTAGTCAATGAGAACTCTCTCCAGTTAGATAACTGAGTTGTGAACGCATCTGAGCCAGTACCTGTGCTTAAAGTATAAGATGTGACAACACCTGCTGTAACACTTGTAATTTTTACTTGTAAATCATTTGCTGGTGAAGAACCGCCTAAGTCTGAACCTAAGAAAGTAACTACGTCACCTACAGCATGACCTGTACCACCGTTTACTACAGAATCTGGATCAAAGTCATAGTAACCATAATCATTAAGTACTGCGATTGATAAGCCAGTACCTGCGCCTGATGAAGAATCCTGTGTAGGTTCAAACTGAATGTCATCTCTAAATGGTCCATTCTTACAACCTGATGTATTAACAGTAAATCCTGCTTCTGCAAATAAACCAGAAGATACACCTGTATTGTTATCAAAATCGTCTAAGATTATAACACCACCTGATGTGTGTTGTAATTGAATAGAACCATCATCGTTTACACTTGCTGAAGTGTAAGGAACGTTTGCCGCTGACCATGCAGTTACAAAGTCAGATGCATCAGTTGCATCACCTAAGTTGAATGTATAAGGGCTACTTAATGTTTGTGACCCAGGAGTTGAAATTTGAATTCTTGCTACATATGGGCCTGAAGTAAAGTCTGGTCCAGTGTTTGTACCGTTGATTACTGTTGGGCCAGTTGCTATTCTATAGAAGTAGTATACTGGAGCCGCTGTGTAATCACCGTTAAATGCATATTGTGCATAGACACTTCCTGCAGGAATTGCTTGTCCGCCTGTTGAGTCTGCTGAATAGATTTGACCCCAATCAGAGTCTGCAAAAGTAGGTGTCTTAGGAATATATGTAGATGATGTGCTATCATATTCAGCAATTACTGGTTGTAATCCTGTTCCGTCAACCTTAATCCATACAGAACCAGTTGGAGCAGGCTGCGCCTGTCCTGATTGCCATAATGGCTGTTGAGCAGATGTACCATATAATGATCTTGGCTGGAAGCCAGTTACATTAGTACCTGTAAATCCTAAGTCAGTAAAGATAGTACCTGTTGCGTTAGCAAATCTAACATAGAATGGGATCGGAGGACTACCTTGATCTCCACCTGTCTGTGAAGAATAAACTTCAAGTTTGTTATCAATTACTGCCGCTGAAACATAGTCCCAACCTAATGCATTAATATCTGCCGCTAACTGACCGATAGTGTTATTCGGTGCTGCCTGGACAGTAAGTTGTGCTACGTTTGTTCCATTCATGACCAAGTCGATTGTGTCGCCTTGCGTTAATGTAGGATTAGATGTAGGTGCTGTGATTGAAGGCCATGCCTTAAACCAATCTACTGAATCTAAACCAACCCATGTATTCTGACGATTCTTGTACCAATATGTAGGTGCATTGTCATTGTTAGGGTTTCTATAATTAGGAATTGCAACTACTGCATAGTCACCGATGTTTCCTACTGATTGTAGAGGTGTACCTATTGACACTAAAGTAGAGTCAGAGATAACGATTGGTGCTTTTGCTGTAAATGCTCCTGTTGTTGAATTAAACTCATTGATTCCCCATGTAGAAGAAGTTGTGTTTAACCAAAACGAACCGTTTGTAGGTGCCCCTGTTGGACGACCTGTTGATCCTACTAAACTTGCTAGATCAACGTCTGCTCTTAATACAAATACTTGATTTGAAATACCAAGTGCTGAGTAAGCCGCTAATAGTCCATATTCATTTAACTCGTATCCTTGTAACGGAGTACCGTTTGATGCTGTGTAAAAGAATGGGTTACCATATAAAGTAACTAGATCACGTTGAGAAGTTACTCTGTATAATTTACCTGCGTTTGCGGCTGTCGTGGCTGCCGCAGTCGATGTTGATGTTGGATCCGCTTTATCTTGTGCTGTTGCTAACAAGAAGAAGGGAATTGATGCTGTTGCGCCTGGTAAGTATTGACTTTCATCAATGATGCTTACTTCTACGCCTGGTGATGTTAGTGCCATAATAATATTCCTTTTGTATGATTTTGAGGGTTACACCCTGATTGTTTTTTCATACTATTATTTATCTTGTTGTACAAAAAATAATGGTTTAACATACCTTCGAAGGCATTTTTATAAATACAGTTATGAGTTTACCTAGACCAATTTGTAAAGTTTGCAACAGAAAAGTGTGTGCCGTGAACTATGTTAAGAATGGCAAACGACATTATAGAAGTATGTGCAATCAATGTGGCAAGGTGAACAAAACAAGAAAACCTATATATCTTTGGCAACGAGCAGGATATGAAAAACAAGATACATGTTTCTTGTGTGGATTTAAAAGTTTATACTCTACGCAAATGGTAGTGTATCATATAGATGGAAGACCACAGAATACAGACTTCACAAACTTAAGAACAATATGTTTAAATTGTATTGAAGTCGTAAAAAGAAAACATGTAATGTGGCACAGGGGAGATTTAACTGTTGACTATTAACTCTATATGTTTATGTAAGTCATCAATTGTGCCATTGTTGTCAACTTGATAATCGTAATCTAATCCAACACTACTATACTCACTAGCATGAACTCCTAGATCGACTAGTCTTGCTAATGCTTGAGGATTTTCATAATAATTATAATCTACTGCATCATTTAACCAGGTAGGCTGTTCTCCTCGATTGACTCTTAGTGTAGTTCCACCTGCATTTTTAATTGCTTCTACTTCATTTTTAAATCTACAATCAGTAATGACTACGTTATCTTCTATTTTACGTAATTGATTTTCAATAGATGATACCCAGATATCATTATGAAATGATCGTCTGCCTACTTCAGTTCCCCAATACTGCAAGACCCAACGGGGAGTCAAATGAGGCATGTCTAATCGTTTTGCCCACCACTCATCAACTTCTTCTCGCCACTCTCTACTAGATTGAGTAGTGCCTTCTAACATTTCTCTGTCCCAGCCAAAGATTGCAGACACACAATCCTTTAAGGGACCTGCATAACTGAGTTTTTTAAAGCCATGAAATCTTATAAGATAATCAGCCGCAGTATCTTTGCCACTGCTGATAAGTCCTGTAATACCTATAATCATATTGGATAGTCCTGTAGTAAAGTAATAACATTATACAGGGTTTATAAAAGAATGTCAAGTGTTTTTGGAAAAATAATTGAATATTTTATCTATTGCAAACTCATTTAACAATTTTCCCAGAATGATCTTCGTCTGGACTTAAATGTATATTAGGGTCACAGGGCATGACCCAAAGTCGTAAGATTTTATGTTTGGGTACATATTTTAATGGAGGACAAGATCGATATAGCAATTGCCATTCTTGGTCTAATACATATTGCCAATGTCTATAATTGAATTCAATATCTTCAATGATGCCTTGTCTGTAACTTTTTGCATGATCCAAAAAGGAAGTTATTCTTTTGTGTGCTATAGAAATATATTCACTTATACTAATATCTTTATTAATTAAGTCTGGTTCAGATGTATATTTTCTAAATGTTTTAAATCCTAATCCTTCTAATGTTTTTTCTTGTAGATCGAATTTACTAATTCCCATAAAAGGTTTTTTAGTTGCAATAGGTTTCCAAGTTTTTTCTGTAGTAGAGTAAATATCATGTTCCCAAAAAGGGCGAACTTCCATATCCTCTGTTATACCTTTAAAGTCATCAGACCAATGAGCGGGATTAGGATTGTCAAACCATGTTTCAGGCATAACGATTAATGATGCATTGTTCCATTCGTCAGGGAAAAGATAATTAGCAACATCAAAACCATTTACTTTACCACTTTTAATTACTTCAGAAAACGAATCACCGGGTAATGTTCGTTCTAGTTGACTATAAATTTTTTTTAAATCTTCTAAATTTAAATCTTCATCGATACCATTTAATATTGGTTGATAATCTTGTGATATAGAATCTTTGAATGCACCATACGGATTTAACGAGTTTGTCAAAGAGTAATCTAATCTATCAAGTGTGTTTTCTTTAAAGAATTTATACAACAAAGGCAGTTTATGAACTCTACCTGTAATATCACCTATCAACCACAGTGCTTTCTGATCTTCTTTATCTAATGACTTACTCCAATCTCTAGTTGTGTCTAATCCATGACTTCTTTCTTCGGTTCCTTCGGATCTTAATAAAAAATATCTAGGATTATGACCAAACACCATGTAATGATCTGGCAATTCATTTATGTTAACTCTGGTACCTTCATGCAATAGATATACATGTTTCAGATTAGGAAACATTTGGCTTGTATGTAAATATTCTAGTGTCTGTTTTGTAAACGTGGTGTAATCCCACCCAACTTGTGGTTCATACAACATAAAACTAATAATCAGATGTTCAATATTTTGTGTTTTGTAACGGCCAGTAGAATTGACATTCCCATTGAAGGGCACATTACGATCATGTCCGCACTCTACGTTAATAGACCAAATGGTATCTGTGAACTGACAACTAGAAATCGTCATGCAATATAGGTTAGCCTTGAATCCAAGTGAGAGGTTGTGAGTAGTCTACGTAGTCACGTAAATCTTTATGACATTGTTCTTGTGCCGCAAGACCCTCTGCCTTCATTGCCGCACCATTAAGAGCAGTTCCACCTGCGGGACCTGCGATAGTTGAGAATTTTTCACGTGCTTGACCTATAGTAATCATGCATGTTGCTAACACATAATTTTCTAGCCAAGGTGCAATACCCGGGTCTTGTAATAAAGTTGTTTCTGGGCGTTGAATATCAGCCCAAATAAGAATCTGTTCGCCTGATCCTTTAAAGTCTCTAACAAATCTAATTGTTTTAGTTACTGGATCAAACGTGTATATAACAAATCCACCAAACATTCTAGCGGCTAATTCTACATACCCTGCATAGAAGTCATACGTTGCTAGTCCACCTGCATAGTTATAGTTTAACAGATACGTGTTTAAGATAGCAGATGAAAACGGATCGAAAGATGATGCTCCTGGTCCTGTTTCAAGTCCAATTGTTCTTCTAAAACATTGCCTAACATTAATAAACTCTGTTGGTAATGTATAAGTATCTTGGTCTTTTTCTACTGTTAATAAAGTATAGGACTCTTGCACTGAGTTTTCAGCACGTTGTCTATACACTTTAACTGCAAAGTTGTATGCCGCTTCGTAGTGTTCTGGATCTAATTCTAAGTCTACAATGCCATCGCCCAGCCTAAAACGAACCTGATCAAACATATTCTCTTTGAGTTGTTCGAGGTTTTCGCCGTTTGGTACTGCTAGTTCTTCTGATGCCATGTTGATAAATTCCTATTTCTAGTATTTATCAGTCTAAATGTTTTTCTGTTTTATATAATTGTTTAAATCAGTGGCTCTGGATAGATGTGCATCTGCTCCATGGTGACCATATTTAGCATTTGGATTCATCATTCCTGCTTGTTTATACTTTTCATAAAAGCCGTAGTCATTGTTTCTATACATGTAATAACGTTTAGCATCGATCTTTGATAGATAAGGTCTTAACCATTTCATGTTTCGATTGTTAAAAGCAACACCAGAGTTAGTCATTAGATATCTAATGTTTTCTGCTTTGAAAAAATATTGCAATGATAGAGCATCCTTAGCAGTCAGACATTCAGTATAAATCTCTGAATATACCAAGAATCTTTGTGCTGTTAAAAACTGTTCTTTTTCCTGTGGAGCAACATGATGTGGATCTGTCATTGCATTTACTTGAACTGAACTTAAAAATGATGGGTCAGCCCAATCAGCACAAGTGTCCTGGTTGATACCTACATCATGCGGGACGGGTGCTTCTATTCTACAACTCTCTGCCCAGTTAACCAAAACAAAAAGATTGTTTGCTTTATTTGACACTAAATCTTGGTTAAGTGTAAACCAATTTAGTACACTACGATGTATAGCGCCATTAGAGGAACCGTTTCTTGCAATATTGATAGGAGTATGACCCATCATTTTTGCTAGTTGGTTACCAAAACTTGCCTGACGATTTTCTGGGCTTGATAAGTCCCCATTAATTTCCGCTCCAGCGGCATGACTACACCCCGCAATCAACATATAATTTGCCATATTATTAAAACGCCTTTAAAATAATCATTTGGTCATTGAAACGACCTTTGGGTTGAACACCTACTGCTTTGATAGAATCAAAGAATTTACGTGCCGCGGGCTTACTGCCCATAATTTCTTTTATTTGTTCTTTGGGTTTGCGTAGTGTTTTAATTGCACTCTTGGACTTGTCAAATCCGTACAATGTATTTCCTTTAACAAACATTTCTCCTGCCATTTCTTCTGCGATATAATGATGAAGTTTACGTTTAGCAGTATCATAACACCATGCTTCTTTAGACATATGAAGTTCTGCTGGTCTAATGCTTTCTAGTTTAAGTTTTGTTACTTCACATTCAAAACGTTTTTGATACTTCAACTTTTGTGTTGCTTTCTCAGGAGTGATAGGCTTAGTCTTACGTTTTGCTCTATTTTTAATCTTAAGAGCCTGATATGAATTCAGTACACCAATCATATTGTCATATGCAACTATGATACTTTTGACTTTTCTCTTAGATAAATGATTGTATGCTTCAACTAACTGTTCATCTTTACCTTCAATAACTTCTTTAAATTCTTTTTGTTCTTTTGTATAACTATCGACTAGTTGAGGTATATGATTGGGTAAAGGATTGTATGCGTTTAACACTCGCATGATTGCTGTATTAAATTTGGCATCTATTTTGATCTCGTCCTCAAAGAATTGATCTAAAATACCATCGATTTCTCCACCTGCTTCCATTAATTTACCAAGCATGATTTCTTGTATAGAAGGACGATTGGGTTTGTCTTTTGCTTTTTCTTCTTTTACTTGAGCAATCTTGGCTCCCTTTACAAGCCATTCGTCTTTGAGTTTAGTGATATGATCCCAGTGACTTTGTGGTGCGTACCCAACTTTGTTTAAGAAAAATACAGTTGTCCCGGTAGAATTGAAGTTCCAATCTGGATTTCTAAGAATAACTTCGATTTCTTCTGTAGGCCACCCAGATTCTTTTTTGATCCAAGTTTTAAATTCAGTCAGTCTTTTCTTATCACTGATTTCTGTACGAATAAAATATTGACAATCTTGGAATGCTTTGTTGCGTTCCTCTTCGTCTACAATTTCCTTGTGCTTTTCCCAAATTGGTTCGGGTGTCAAGTAAACTGTTTTTTGTTTTCGTCTAGCCATTTTGCCCCTTAATGAATTTAATGTTCATACTTAGTGTTTGCATTATACATTAAATAATTTTTTGCTTCAACCTTTTATTTACCCAAATTCTTCGTCTCATTGTATTGAGATAAATATATATATGCCAAGATTAAGTTTATACCGGGAACAGAAGCAAAACGACTACCGTTTTTTAGACAGAAGTATTTCTGAACAGTTGACTGTGGGCGGTACTGATCTATATATTCACAAGTATGCTGGACCGCTGGATCAAGGTCCGTCGAATGATTTTACACAACCTGAATATAGTTCAATGGATCCTACAAACATACAAGACTTGCTATTCTTAGAGAATAGAGATAGAAAATATGAAAAGGATATTTATCGATTACGGGGCCATTACAACGTACAAAACTTAGACTTTGATCTAAGTCAGTTTGGTTTATTTTTAAGTAATGACACTATTTTTATCAACGTGCATTACAATGACATGATCGATATCTTAGGTAGAAAATTAATGGTAGGTGATGTTATCGAACTACCCCACTTACTAGATTACAATCCCTTAGACGATAATCCTGTAGAATTTCCAGTAGCACTAAAAAGATTTTATCAAGTCACAGATGCTAACTATGGTAGTGAAGGCTTTTCGCAAACATGGTATCCTCATCTATGGCGTATCAAATGTGAGAAACTAGTAGACAGCCAAGAGTTCGCAGACATCTTACGTCAACCAACTGACAAAGACAATTACTTAGGCGACTGGGATAAAAACAAAACATACCCTGCAGGGTATACAATGACATTCGGTGACAAAAACTATATCGCATTACAAGAAGTGCCCGCCGGTACAAAACCCGGAGATACTAATCCAGATCCATATTGGGAACTGGATACAGGTAAAACACTTAAAGATGTATTAGGTCGATATAATGAAAATATTAGAATTAACGATGCTAACTTAAAAGAAGCAAAACGTATTGTACCGAAAGCCGGTTATGATACATCTAATTTATATGTCGTGCCGGGTTATGGCATCTTTGAAGCAAACGGTGTACCATCTGACAAAGAAAATCAACCCGCACCTCCTGTCGATATACGTTCATGGATGCCCGGTAACAGTGCATTAACTGCTACTGGACAAGTTATCACAATGAAAAGTGACAAATACAAATATGAATCTACTGGTATAAGAATACCCAAAGAAGTTATTGATGTAATGCAAGCCAAACACAGTGAACAAGACATAGACTTAGAAGCAATGATAGCAAAGTTTGTACAAGCAAACTTATCAATTGCAGTTGAAGCACCAGAGATGTCATCAACTGGCTCAGGTCAAATGGAAGGCACAAAATTATTGACAGTTAATATAAGTGGTCCTGTAGTAGGTCCATATGGTACTGCTGACAACACTTATGCAACAGCAGACCAAGATCCTACTCAACCAGGCTTTACTGGTACGGAACCTTATGGTCCGAATACAATGGACTATCGTGCTGACTGTGATCCTCGTTTTCAATACATTGCAAGATCAACACCACGTGACTTTGGTTATACGTCAGGGTACTTGTCAGGAGAAGGCGCTCCGCCTAATGGTCTCCCAGCAGGCGCCGGTATTTCGTTCCCACAAAGTCCGCAAGTCGGAGATTATTTCTTGCGTATAGATTATACACCTAATGTACTGTATCGATGGTCAGGAACTCTTTGGTTAAGAGTTAGTGAGAACGTAAGAACATCTACTGGCTTCACTGAAGAAGATACATCACAACTTTCAGGATTTATAAATAATGAGGCTGAAATATTCAGCAACAACGATGAAGCAAACGTACCATCTGCTCAAGGACTAAGTGGCATCTTAGACTTAGAACCAGATGATAACCCACCAAGTGACGGGACATAATGGCACAATATTTTTACGACAATCAGATAAGAAGATTTTTATTACAGTTTGCTAAGATTTTTAGTAACTGGTATGTAACTGCAGGAAATGATCCTAACGGCAATCCTATTCTTGTAAGAGTACCAATTCAATATGGAGATGCAAGTAGACAAGCATCAACAATTATAGCAAACAACTCAGCATCTAATCTACCTTCTGCACCTTTAATAACTTATTTTATTAACGGATTAGAATACGATCAAAAACGTACACAAGAGCCTTACTTTGTAGAGAAACAGAATGTACGTCAAAGAGACTATGATCCAACTACAGCCGCATACGGAGAGACACAGGGTCAAGCATTTACTGTTGAAAAGTTGATGCCAGTTCCGTACACACTTAGACTACAAGTAGACTTTTGGACAACTAACTATCAACAAAAATTAGAATTGATTGAGCAGTTAGGTACACTATTCAATCCATCATTAGAAATTCAAAACACTGACAACTTTATTGACTGGACATCTTTAACAGTTGTATATCAGGATGGACTGACGTTCTCATCTCGTAGTATACCGCAGGGCACAGGTAATCCTATTGATGTTATGTCATGGAAATTCTATTTGCCAATGTGGTTAACAACATCTGCTAAACTTAAAAAGTATGGTGTTATTAATAAGATTATTACTTCTATCTTTGAGGGTAAAACACAAGAAGATATGAAAGATGATGACTTGTTATTAGGTACACGACAAAAGATATCTCCATATGGTTATCAAGTATTGTTCATAGGTAATTCATTACAGTTGTTACCACAAGACCAAGTTGATCAACCTTCTAACTTCTCATTAGATAAACCAACTAATCCAGACACTGATTTATTTTGGACATCTATTTTAAATATGTATGGTGCATACCGAGGAGGTATTTCGCAAGTTGCATTACAAAATCCATATATGGATACAGAAATTATGGGTACAATAGTTGTCGATCCACTTGATGATCGTTATTTAATTTATAATGTTGATGAAGATACCTTACCACAGAATACATTAGACCCTGTAACTTCAGTTATTAATCCTCAAGTATCAGGACCAAACAACGGACTACCTGGACCTATTCCTAATGTTAGATATTTGTTAACACAAGATATAGGTTCTAGTACATCATCATGGGGTACGATGATAGGTAGTCAAACAGGTACATCAGCATTACCTGAATCTCAAGTTGCAACTACACTGACTCCTGGAACATTATATCAGATTGCTACTATAGGCACAACTGATTTTAGATTTTATGGTGCGCCAGATAATAATATAGGCACACAGTTTACAATGAACAATGTACAACCAGAAGGAACAGGAACAGTTTACACTGTGGTAGAAGCAAAAGCAAATGATATCATACAATTCAATGCAGATATTATGACTTGGTTTGTTGCGTTTGATTCTGCTATCAACAAAGATGAACTAGAGTATGTGACTAACTTAACCACAGAGATTCAATATCGATGGGCGGCTACCCCTGCTGATTCTACTCAGCCCGGGCTCCCTGCACAATGGATGAAGTCCTACGAAGGCTATTATAATGAAGGTGACTATAGTATAGTTATTTAAGGACGACCCTGTCACCTACTAAATAACTGTATGGCAATCATTATAAATCAATCTGCCGGTATATTCTTTTATTGCAAGTCTACCAAACGATCACTTTATCTTTTAAGAAACGAAAGTAAGAATCCTACGTGGTCTATCCCAGGTGGCAAAATAGAAAAAAATGAAACTTTGTTTGCTGGATTAAAACGAGAGTGTATGGAAGAAATTGCATATTGGGAAGATGATTTTAAATTAGTACCTATACAAAAATTTGTTAACAAT